GACATAGCTGTTGCGGCCTTGTTCAGCTCGGGCTGGTTGACATCAATGAACTTGAGCCCTATTTTCCCGGACGCTACTCCCGCCACAAAAAGCGACAGATCCTCTATCTCTGCTACATAGCGGCTCGATTGCGAGACTCCGGCGACTTCCGGGGCACCTGCAACCTGGTCTACCGGCAGAAATGCCTCCTTCTGGAGAAGATCTTGCGCTTTTTGATCGTTCCCATCATCAGTAGCAGCTTTAGCTCTTGCCTCAAGACGCTTCCTTTTCGCCTCCGCCTTCCTGTCTAGCGCCGCCTGAGCCTTCCTGCGGGACTCTTCCTCCTGTGCCTGGTAAGCGCCCATTAAATCCTTTAGTCGCCTCTCAGTGGCCGCTGTCATCGTCTCAAATGCCTTGAACTGGGCAATTAACGACTTCTTTGCCGCCTCCAGCGGTTGGGTTAATTCTCCTCTGGCGACCGTCCCGTGCTTCGCGTAGGTTTTGACCTTCTTCACCATCTCCACAACATAGTCGTAATCAGCATCCGTTTTGATTTCAATGTATTCCTCGTTGCTGCAAAAGGAGAAAGCCTTTTCCATCATGTCTAGCGTCTCTTGGTCGATGCACACCTCGAATTCAGCCATTTTTCCTGCTTGCTCACTCATGAATCCCTCAATAGCCATTTGCGGCTTTCCATTTAACGATATTTTGGCAGGATAAAAATAACTGGAAGTCATTCTTATCTGCGTGTTTGTGAAACTTGAATGTCCCATCTTTTTTCAGTTGTACGACGTAGCGATCTTGCGCTGGCATGTCTTTAAAATTGACGTTAAAGGCTTCAAGATAGGCCGCGAGTTGAGGCCCAGCGGTTGGCATCAAATTCACCGTGGTTTTGATGTCTATGATAGCCCGCCTTTTTTTCCCTCTGCCCTTTCCGGGCAACTGCCCGACTCTATCGACTGCTCCTGCATACCGGTACAGCGGGTGATAAAGCAGGCTTTCAACCAGTTCGCATTCAAATTGAGAGTCTATCAAGAAAGTTTTCCACGCTTCCAGGTAGGGCTCAATCTCTGGGCTAATATCAAATTCCACGCCGTTGTCGAGGTATTCGCAAGCCAGATGCACGGCGGTGCCTCTCTCCGATGCAGCCTTCATAATATGATCCGGGATGCCAGAATATGCGTATAAAGGCTCAAGGGTCTGAGTAACACTCAAGACTTTCTCGCCGTTCCATTTGTATAAATGCCCCTCTTCGGTGAATTCAAGCATCTGTTTCTACCTCAAAAGCATGCGCGTTCAATTGGCCTGCCCTTCGATCCATTTCAACACCTTGTTTACATTCGGCCGCGCTACTTCTTCAATCCCTTTTAGCCCGAATTCCGCCAGAAGCGTGGACGGGTCAACGCCCAGATTATTCAACTTCATTTTCATCATCTTGACCTGGCTTAGTGTTGCAGTCGCCTGTTTGTTCCCCTTCGAGGGGCTGGTCGACTTTGATACGAGGCTTTCGGTGTCGGTGTCGACATCACCTATCCGCTCACTCGGCCCTCGGGCCGAATCTAGATCCAGCAGACTGTCTGCTCCTTCGGCCAGGCCGAACGTCTGCTTGAGAGTTTGACGCTGGGCATAGGTGATCGCGGCTTGTAATTGCTGTGAAGGCGAAAGGGTTCGGCTGTTGCTATTCTCGTAGTCAGGCAGGGCTGGCATACTATGCTTCGCTCCTGTGTGCCCTCCCTTGTGAGAAGCTATACAATGCAGCATTACGAAGACTATGCGGCCGTTTTCGTCCTGCACGGGGGCGTCCTGTTGGTGCTCAAAAGAAAGGCCCGACGCTTCGAGCCAGGGAGTGATGGTGCTTACAAGGGTCGGGTAATCTGCATAGTCATTTACATGACCTTTAGTCTGTTTATTTATTGTCTTTTTGAGCCCAGCAAATATGGATAACCCTTCTTTGAAGGCCTGTTCCGCGTCAAGAATTCGAGCTTCTTTTTGCATTGCCCATAAATCCTTCACCATATCTCGGTCAATATTAGGGTTTTCCATAGACCCTTGTATCATAAGCATTAATTGTTGGGTTGGAGTGTGCTGCGGGGGGATACTCTCGTAGTTAATTTGGGTGTTGGCCGGGGGATTCCTCGCTTCGGTAATTCCGTATCCGCGCTGACCGTCGATGAGAGGAGGGTGTTGACTGTTATCACTTTCGATTTTGCTCATAATATTTCCTTGGCAAGTAAACACAATTAAAGTTAACTAAATGAGTTGATATAGTCGCACTTTCGGGACAGAATGTCCACAATGTCGTGACAAAAGAGAGATACAAATGAAAGTATGTTTAGAAAGCTTTGAGGCCGACACTCTTCGAATGCTAGATGAATATAAGGAGCCCTGGGCTGACATGGTGATCGGGTTGGGGCGGCCTTGGTCTTACAGATACATTCACCGGCTTCGAACGGGGAAACTCGCCAGCATCCCAACGCATCGTTGCGTGGAGCTGCGCTACTTTTTGGAGAGAGGGAAGAGGAAGCCCTCTTGTTGAAAGTTATCAATTGGTCAAAATATCAATCTTACAAAGATCGTCGCCCCCCTTGGATTAGATTCCATCGCACCATGTTAGACAATTATGAGTTCCAAATGATGGGCGCAGATTCTCGCGCTTTATTGCCTATGCTTTGGCTTTTAGCTTGCGAGGATGAAGACCCATCTTCAGGCAATATTGACCTAGAAATCAAAGAAATCTCGTTTCGACTAAGAATTGACGAATCAACACTGACCGAATCTCTCCAAGAGCTTGAGAGGTGCGGTTTCATTGAATGTGCTGGAATCGTTACGAAACCGTTACGAAACCGTAACGAAACCGTAACTACAGAGACAGAGACAGAGACAGAGACAGAGACAGAAAAACCCTTCGTCCCCCCAAAGGCGGGACTAGAGAAAATTGATTCAAAAAAAGATTTGCCGCCAAAGAAACCAAAGGATCCGCCTACCGGCCCAATGCACCCAGAATTATTTGAAGAATTCAAGGCTGCATACCCCAAAGCTGCGAACCGTCATAACTGGACAGTAGGGTGGAAGAAATGGAATGCCCGCATCAATCTCAATGTGGAACCTGCTGCGCTGATCGCGGGAGCGAGAAAATATTCTAATCATATGGATCGAACAGAAAAAACTGGGACGGTTTACATCCTCCATCCGGGGACGTTTCTCGGCCCAAATGAATATTACCTTCAGGATTGGGGCTCCGATGAATTGAAATCGGCCGGATTTGATTTAGATGCGTTGCTGCTGGCGACGGGACATCCGACATGAAGGCGAACGAGATCGCGGCCAGGCTTGCGCTGCAGGCTGAGTCAGTGGCTAGTACGCTGCTTCCCGGCGGAAAACGCAAAGGGGGCGAGTGGGAAGTTGGCGGCTTGGACGGAACCGAAGGGAAGAGCTTGAAGATTAGGCTGGCCGGGGAAAAAGCAGGGGTTTGGAATGATTTCGCTGGGGACGGGCCGGGAGGCGATCTTCTGGATCTATGGGCCAGGGTCAATCGTCAGGATATGAAAACTGCGATGAAAGATGCCCAAAGATGGCTTGGAGTGACAGACACTCAGAGCCACCTTACAACCCCTCTCAGCCCCGCTGAGAAAAGTGAGGCCGTACTATGGCCCAGCTATGAAAAACCTTATGGCGAGGTTTTAAAGTGGCTCTCCGTAGATCGTGGGCTGACCGAAGAGACGCTTGATCAACTCCGCATTGTTCAAGTAAGCAAAACAGAGATTTTGTTCCCGTACCTCAACGATCAAGGAGATCTGATTTTTGGAAAGGTCAGGGACGTTTTCGACAAGAAGAAAATGCGGGTGCTGGGAAACTCTACAGTCTGCTTGATGGGCTGGCATGCCATTCCTGCTGACACCAGAGAGGTAGTGATCACAGAGGGGGAGGTGGACATGGCTAGTTGGCATCAGCTTGGGCACCCCTGCTTGTCTGTGCCGACTGGTGCGAAGGGTTTAAGTTGGATCGAGTCTGAGTTCGAAAGCCTTGAGAGATTCGATAAAATCTACATTGCCTTCGACATGGATGAGGCAGGCCAAGAAGGGGCGATGCTGGTCATTAACCGATTAGGTGGAGATCGTTGTTGGCTGGTGGACACAGGTGATTATGAGGATATCAATCTGCTTCTACAGAGCGCGTCGATGGTTGATGCTGAACGTGAAGCCAAATCGTTCATCGATAACGCTAAATCGATTGACCCGGTTGAGCTTCGGCAGGCTGCTAAATACGTCAAGGAAGTCAAGGAAATGTTTTTGCTGGGAGAGGACGGGCAGGCGCTTGATCCTGGCTTCGACACGCCCTTTCCTTCTGCCAGAGGCGATCTCCGGAGCCGCTGGCATGAGCTGACAGTGCTCACTGGAATCAACGGTCACGGGAAATCACAATACGTGATGCAGGCTGTACTAGAGGCGATGTCCCGAGGAGAGCGAGCATGTATTTATTCGGGCGAAATGCCGATCCGGCGGCTACTTCAGAGGGGGGTGATTCAGGCCAGTTGTGAGAAGCAGCCGAATGTCCCGACGATCGAAAAAACGATGGCTTGGTTCAGGGATAAGCTATGGCTTTTCGAATTGACTAAAACGGCGAAGGCCGACAGGTTGCTCGAGGTTTTTGAGTACGCTCATCGTAGATATGGAATTTCAGTATTCGTCATCGACAGCCTGCTGAAATGCGGATTGGCGGAGGATGATTATGACGGCCAAAAGATGTTTGTTGAGCGATTATGTGACTTTAAAAACGAATTCCCTGTGCATGTGTTTCTGATCGCGCACCCGCGAAAAGGGCCGAACGAACTGGCGCAGCCTGGCAAAATGGATATCCGGGGAGGCAGCGCGATTACCGATCTGGCAGACACAGTTCTGGTCATGTGGCGAAACAAAATAAGAGAGTC